CTCAACAGTTGTTTTACAACGCTATGTTGACCTAGACCAAAAGACCTCTACTTTATCTGAGACAACAGACCCAGATGCAGTAGCGCTCTCAACACCGACTTCAGTAACCATTACTCTTAACGAGTACGGTAATGCAGTCCTAGTAACCCGTGCACTTGAGTTGTTCTCACTTGCAGATGTAGACCCAGCAATTGCAAATATTATTGCATATAACCTTGCTGATTCTATTGATGCAGTTGTGTCTTCAACTTTAACTGGCGGAACAAATGTAATTTACGGTGGAAGCCGTACATCTACAGCAACTATCACTGCCTCTGACACAATTGACTCAGCAGACATCCGCAAGGCTGTTGCTAAGTTACGTGCCAATAAGGCAAAGGCTCGTCGTGGTTCATACTACTGGTGTGGTATTCACCCAGAAGTTTCACACGACCTTCGTGCAGAATCTGGTAACTTGGGCTGGAACTTTGTTCACGCACAATCAGCACCTGCCGTTGATAATATCTGGGCTGGTGAAATTGGAGATTACGAAGGCGCATTCTTCGTAGAGTCTTCACGTATCCCATCTGCTAAAAATGGTGCAGACCAATCTGCTCTTGCAACTACAACAGCAACTGTTGCTGGTACTTCAGCAGGATTTACAATAGGAGTTGCTTCATCTTCCGTCATTGCTTCTCGTGCAGAAGTTGGCGATAAGATTGCTGCAACTGGTATTGCTTCAGGTGCATTGATTTCTGCAATTAGCACAACTGGTTCAACCACAACAATTACTGTAAACACAGCAAATACTGCTGCCGTTACTGCTACAACAACTGTAACTGTAACTCCAGTAACTCGTGTATTTGATACTCTGCTATGCGGACAGCAAGCAATTGCTGAGGCTGTAGCAGAAGAACCACACATCGTTATCGGTAACGTAACCGACAAGTTGATGCGCTTCCGCCCAATGGGTTGGTACGGCGTACTTGGCTTTGCTCGCTATCGTGAGGAAGCGTTGTATCGTATTGAAACAGGTTCTTCAATCGCTGCTCTTTAGTTGATTGATTCTGAGAGATAGATGAAAGTCTATCTCTTGGGATGAGTTCATTAGGAGGACTTATGACCGAATGGTTATTTAAAACACCAACAGTAGAAGAAGGTCCCGCTGGTCAATCTCGGTTATTTCATTTTTATAAAATAGACCGTGGTATAACTATTGTTAGAGAACTAGATGGTGACTATGCACAGGTACGTTATTTACAAGATTCTGACTATGCAACATATCCAGAAATTTATCAAGGTGGTTATAACCACACAGTAGATGATGCTACTAAAGCAAGATTAATAGCAGGCAATGTTGGAGTAACAGAAAGTAATTTTACTGCATTATGAAACATTGGGAATATCATCCAGAACCAATAGATACTTGTTTTGGGTGTAAAGGATTATCTTTACAGATGAATACTGGAGACGCTGATAGTCGTAGGTCTATGCCTAACAAAGCGTTTAACGCAGAATTGAATGCCTATAAAGAGGCGAGAGCCCAGGGTATTCAGCCAAATGGAACTTCTATGGCGAAGATTCAAGAGGCAGTAAAGGCTAGTGAAGCATTAGGTAAGCCGTATGACGGTAACAAAATGCCACCAGCAAAACATATAAACAAAAAAACAGCAGCGATAATGAAAGAAATAGGAGCATAAAATGCCAATGGTAAATGGAAAGAAGTTTGCTTACGACAAAAAAGGTATGGCTATGGCAAAGAAAGAAGCCAAGAAGTCAGGTAAGAAAATGGTTATGAAGGCAGGCAAGAAGGCTGCTGTCAAGAAGATGGCTATGAAGAAGATGGGCAAGAAGAAGTAGTTATGGCATACGTTGATAAGTCTCCTGATGAGGCTAGGGCTAAACAGCCTATGAGGGAAAACAAACGAGAAAACGCTAAGATTGCTAAAGCCAATGCAATGCTTGAGAAAATGATAAGAGAAGGCACCATACCACAAGGTGGTCTTCAAAAAGCAAAAGAAATGATTATGAAAAAAACAGGTGCCTATCCGATGGGAAGTACTAACTAATAATGGCTGACCCAAGGTTAAAACGAGCAGGTGTAGCAGGTTTTAATAAACCTAAACGCACTCCTAGTCATCCTAAGAAGTCACACATTGTTGTGGCTAAAGAAGGCAATCAAGTAAAAACAATTAGATTTGGCGAGCAAGGTGCATCTACCGCAGGTAAGCCAAAGTCTGGGGAATCCCAGAAAATGAAGATGAAGCGTAAGAGTTTTAAATCGCGTCATCAAAAAAATATATCCAAAGGAAAAATGAGTGCCGCATATTGGGCAGATAAGGTAAAATGGTAATGGCAAGATATATGGGAAGTAAGATTGATGGCGGTGGAGGTAAGAAACCTAAGGCTGCAAAGATTAAGGTTTCTGAAAATACCATTGCTAAGATTAAAGATATGGGAATGACAGCCGCTATTAAGAAGGCTGGCACTTCTTCAAATGCTCAGTTTGTAGAAGGCGTAAAGCGTATGTATGGAGCAAGACGTCTTGCTGCATCGAAGGGAAAGGCTTCTGATTCTCGTATTCAAAAGCCAAGTTCAAGACGAGACAAAACACCAAAGTTTGGTGGCGGTGGAACTTCTCGCTCGAGATAATTTGTTAATTAAATAAAGCCAGGTTTATTAAACAATAGACCTGGTTTTTTTATTAGAATAGAAGAAAAAATGAAAAAGAAAGCCAAAGCAAAACCTAAGTCTAAAGTCAATGAGGCTGGTAACTACACCAAGCCTGGTATGCGTAAGTCACTATTTAATAAAATTAAGGCTGGTTCTAAGGGTGGAAACCCTGGGCAATGGTCTGCACGTAAAGCACAATTACTAGCAGTTCAGTATAAGAAGGCAGGCGGAGGCTACAAGTAATGGCACTGGCTAAATCTCAACAGTCATTAAAGAAATGGACTGGTCAGAAGTGGAAAACTTCTGATGGCAAACCATCTAAAGGCAAGAAGAGATACCTACCAGAGGCAGCCTGGGCTAACCTAACACCAGCCGAGAAGGCTGCAACTAATAAGGCTAAAGCAGCAGGCAAGAAAAAAGGCAAGCAGTTTGTTAAACAACCCAAGTCAATCGCAAAGAAAACGGCAAGGTATAGATAATGGCGACAGGCACAGCAGGTAGTACATTTACAAGCGAACTAAATCGCTTAGCAAATAGTGGGACATATCCAGTATTGACTTCATATCTGACTGCTACTGCTGCGGCAAACTCACTAGCAAGTACATCAGGTAAGGCGCTTATAGGCGCCCTTAATCTAGAGGCAGATGCAACCCGTCAGCCTAAAGACTTTAAGGCTTTAGGTGGTATCTGTAATGAACTTGCTAGCACTACCAACCTTTCACCTCTAGCAGCGTTAAGGAGTATTGACGTATGACAGTCACATTAGCCGAGATGATAGATGAAGTTAAGATTAATCTATCTGGATACACCTTCCAACAGGATAGAAGCACACATTTAACTGCTGCTGTTACTACATTAACATCACCTAGTTCATCTCCTACAGTGCTAAGCCTTGGCTCAACTGCTGATTTTGGCAAAGGTGTTATTGAGATTAACAGTGAATTACTCTGGATAGATAGCGTAGACCGTGTTGCTAACACTGCTACCATCGCCCCTTACGGGCGTGGCTATCTTGGAACTACCGCTGCTACTGCTGCCGTAGATACCCAGGTAACTGTTAGCCCTATCTTCCCAAGATACAGTATCAAAAAGGCTATCAACGATACTATTGAAGCCGTAGGCGCCAGCATATATGCTGCTAAACAGACTACATTTACATACAACGCAGCCATTACTACATATAATTTTGATGATTTAAATATAGAAAACATACTTGCTATTTCTTGGCAGGACATAGGACCTACTAAAGAATGGATACGCGTTAAGCGTTATGACTTTGACCCGTTTGCAGATGCTACTCCAGGGACTTGGACTGGCAGTGGTAGCCAGACTGTAACTATTGGCGATGTTATTATTGCTGGTAGAACTGTCAAGGTTATGTATGCTACACATCCAACTCCATTTACTGCAGATAACCAGGACTTTTCTACACAGACTGGACTATCCGAAACTGTTAAAGATGTGGTAATCCTTGGTGCTTCTTATAGATTACTACAATATCTAGACCCAGCACGTGCTGCTCAGTACAGCCCACAGGCTGATGAGATTGATTCTAAGCGCCCATTTGGCGCCAGCAACAATGCAGTACGTCAGTTGTTTGCTCTTTATACTCAACGCCTTAATGAGGAAAGACTTAAGCAACAACAACAATATCCCCCACGGATTCACTACAGCGCCCGATAGGAACATAAATGCCAACACGTCAATACTCGTCCCGTAGCCAACAGTCAACACTAACTAGTGCTATAACCGCAGGTGCCGCCACAATGACTGTGGTATCAGGCACTGGCCTACTTGGTGGTGTAACAATCCCCGCAGGCAGAACATATACTTTAGTTATAGATGTAGATACTGCTCTTGAAGAAATCGTAGATGCTACGGCGGTATCTACCAATACATTTACAATCACCCGAGCCATTGATGGTGCTTCTGCACAGTCACACTCAGCAGGTGCTGTAGTAAGACATATGGCTATCGGTAGAGACTTCCGTGATGCCAACCTACATACACAGGCTGCTGCCTCCTATAATGATGGCG